AAACGCTGACCTTGTAGGAGTATCCTTAAGCTGAGGTTCTGTTATTATATCTGTGATAGAACCAAGGTGTAGCTTTGCTCTGCTTTCTACTCCTTCTCCTTCTAACAATATTTTTGAAACAGGTGTTTGAGGTGTCCCCGGTGTTACTTTTTTAGCCGAAGGGCTATTTGGTTTACCGTAAGCAATATTTTGAGTGATTATATTTACAGAAGTAATACCCTTTAGAGCCTTCAATGCTTTTGGTGTTAAGAGTTGTTCGATGCTAGTGACCTTAACTTGCTTAATCATCTGCTGAACATCGTTTATTTTAGCAATCTCACCTCGTGCTGTATCTATAGTATTTTGAGATGCTTTCTTTCCTTTTTGAGTCAGTCCTGTATCAACGAGCTTTTGTTTCGTTTCTTTAGTAGATTGTATTCTATCTTCAAACGCTTTTAGTGCTCTTACTTTTTTGTCTTTTGAAAAAGATTTAAGGTTGTCAGCCAATACTCTGATGACTGCTTCATTACTCAATATAGAATCTGAACCCATCTTTACAATAACCATAGGTACTAATCCATTATACTCAGGGTTTGCTTTCCACCAAGAATCAAAGAACGATTTATTATTTTCATAAACATTTATGGCAGATGATAATTGACCTTTTACTTTATCTTCATTTACACTTGCCCATGCAATGTTTTCGTGTCCGTTTATACCAACGAATCCCATACCTCCTTTTAGGTTTGTTATCGTTGTACCTGTAAGTGGATTGACTACATCTCCTGTGCGTAGTTGGTCTGATATATTAAATATAACAGGGACACCATCTATGACTTTCCACTCTACTGTTGGTATTGGATTGTCAACCCGGCTATTAAGTTCATCTACATCTATCTTAGGTGAGTCAGGCATTGTCTCTCTGACTGCAGTTGTTTCAATGACAGCTCCCTCATCTTGCTTGTTCATCTCCTCAACAATAGCTTCAACGTCAGCTCTTCCTTCTACTGTCTCAACTGCGGTTTTAGTTTCTGAAGGTATCGACTCTATTGGTATTTGCTTATCAAACAAAGCATAACTAACAACAACATTTTCATCTACAATACCGGCAGGTCGTTCAGCAAATAAAGCTCCCTCAAAACCTGCATTTTCCATCGCCTCTATAAACTGACTCCCGGAGGACCAATCGTTTATGCCTTCTCTCCCTTCAGATGCTTCTCTCATACTTCGGATGGCATTGTCGTAATCCCTTAACGCATCTTCTTTAGTGTCGTATTCAATTTCAAGTTCTTCATTGTTTTTTAAAAAACCTTCTTTCAATCTTTCAACATGCTCAGGCTTTCTTAAATCAAATAAATTTTCTTTCTTTTGTTCAGATATCTTTATTTCAGTTACCTCTCCTACTTTATCCGCAGAATATTGCTCTGCATATTTTCTGTTTGGAGTTAAGAATATAGCACCTGACTGTCCTCTTTTTAAAACGCCTCCCTCAATACGTGTTGGTGAACCGTGATATACAACTTCTGACTTGGTGTCATCTTCTTGCACAACCGCATCATCCTTTAATCTAAACTTAACCTCGCCTCTTTTCCTTTTTTCTTCTAGTGCTATTGTAGCTTCAAAATCAGATAGTGCCTGCTCTTCTTGTTGTACAGCCTCCTCATCAATTTTAGGTTTTCTAAATGTAGCAAAGTCTTCTGTTATTTCTCCATTAATTCTACCTTCTATAAATGATGTAACACCTGACCTTCCTGCATTATCAAATGTGTACTTGGCGAAAACTCTATCTCTAATCTCATCAAAAGTTTTATTTTCATCAACACCCTTTTTTACAATTTTTTCAATTGTTTTTTCAGCAGCTACAGCTTTATTTCCTGACAATACTTTTGCGTCTTCTGTTTCAGATTTAGGTCTAGACTTTATAATAATTTGTTCTTGTACTTCAGGTACTACTTCACCCTCCGGAGTGGGCGTAGGTTCTGCGGTTTGTTCTTCTTGAACGGTCCGTACTTCGCCTTCCACCTCTTGTATATCTCCGGCTTGTTTATCATCAGGTACTGCTCTTGTTTCTTGCTCTTGAATGGCATCTTCTTCAAATCTTTTGTTTATACTTGTTCTTGTTTCCTCATCATTCTCAACAACAATATCCGAAGCCAATATCTGTGCATCGGACATATCGTTTATCTTACTTAAGAAATTTTTTCTTTTAAGTTTTTTACCGTTAATTATATACTTAGCTCTTACGTTCTCTCGTATATCAGCGTCTATATCAGGTCGACCCATAACGGTTCCTATCTCATCTAAGGCAACCTGTTCGGATGGCTTACGTACTATCTTGGTTTCTGCAAGCTCTTTCAGCTCTGCATTAATTTCTTTTATCTTGTCACCAAATATTTCTTTTCTATTTGTGGTTGAGCTCAGCTCATCCTTAGCAGCCATAAGCTGCATTGCTCTATTTAATACATACCCGGATGTTTTACCTTCTGTAGCTGACAATACGTTCTGTGCATTTTGTCTAACACCAAGGTTACTTTGTATTCTTTGGTTTGTCTTCTTACTTATCTGTCCAAGCTCCTCCATACTGTTAGCCCAATTACTAACTCGTGATGGCGTTGAGCCGAAAGCTCCTTTTAGCTCTGCATTTAATCCCTCTATAGTTGCAAGGCTGTTTGCTATATCAAGATTGTTTTTACTCCTCAAGTCTAGAGCCATATTTACAGCAGCAAAAGAGCTATTTGCACCTAAACCACCTATCATCTCAGCAAAAACATCCTTCATGTTTATGCCTCTATCATATGATACCTGTGCTAAGTATTCTCCAACACCCTCAGATAAGGGGTCAAATAAAATTCTTTCTGTTGCTTGAGCCGCTAATCTTCTTCCTATACCTGCAGTTTTGCCTACATTAAAAACTCTACCCGCCATACGTGCAGCGAAAATGTCTGTTAATAAAATAGGTATACCTCTTTTAAATCCTTCTTCGTTTCCATCTTTCCATACCTGAGGGTCATTAAATGCTTGCTCGACCTCTTCAGGAATCATAGGGTTATAATTGTTTTTTACTATAGCATTCATAACAGCATTGGTATATTCTAAACCAAAAGTTGTTGCCATAAATCCTGTACGGAAACCTTGAAATAAACCTGCAATACCTACGGGTATAGTACCTACCGGACCTGCAATAGCGGTTCCATAAGCTGCTCCTGTTGCTCCTCCGATTGCTGTTGCAGCGGGTATAAGATACTTACCATAAGGAAGCATCTGAGATAAACTTTCTCCTGCAAACTGAAGAGCCATATCAGCAGGACTATCAGAAAATGAATCCCATACCTCTCTAAAGCCTTTAGCTCTATGGTATCTGTTAAGCTCTTGACTAGTCTTTCCGGTATTCATGTCCTCCATATAGTCCACGTACTCGTTAGCAAGTTCTTTTGTAGTCTTGCCTGTAAGACCAAGACTTTTCTGTAATATTACAGCACCCATTTCACCTCTAGCTTCTCCTATATCAAGAGCGTTGGTAACTCCTGCCCAACCTTCTACTATTTCACCACGTAAGTTTTTATCAAACTTAGAGTCTAAATATGTTTTTGAGACCTCATATTTGTCTGCAGCCACTTGAGATAATTTTTTAGATGCTTCATATGTTGTGAGTATGGCATCCTGCATCTCAGCCTCTCTAGTGGTTTTAGGTTCATACTTAGCAAGCTCCTGTAAACTTAATCCAAAGTTTTGATATGAAGATGTGTTCAGCTCATTGTCTACATATTTTGCTGCAGCATTAGTCTTTACTGCTTCGCCTCTTATATCCTGTAGCTGTTTATCTATAAACACATCATACTCATCACGCACCTGCTGAATGTCATCATCAAGATACAGGTCTGTAAGTTCATCGTATCTTTTGTTATATTCCTTATATAGGTCTAAGTAATCTGCTCTTAGCTTACCTTCCTTAGTATAGAACTCACTAAACTCTTCCTGTTCGTAGGGACTTAACTCACTAATATCAAAACCTCTTTGGTCTTTTGAACCACGCTTTAGGCTTTCAATAAAAAGAACCTTGTCTCTTGCATCCTCGTATTCGTCTACTTGATTTTTTATTGACAGATAATCATATCCTTTGTCTGCAAAAAAACGGTCTGCTTCTGCATCAACATTTGATATATCTTTCCAAGAACCTCTAGCAAACTCATCTGCTTCTTCTGCAGTTTTAAAATAAAAAAGTTCTCCTCTTTTTTTTGCTTCTTCAAATGCTTCCATACCATCAAGCTCCATCCAATACATTGGCTTGTTTGATTTTATTTCAGGATTCTTTTGAAATAAGGTAGGATATACTACGTTTTTACCGTCAATGTTTGCTGACTCAAACAGGACAGTTGATTCTGTACCGTCATCATTTATACGTGGGACGTCTCTAAGATATTTAGCACGAATAGCAGATTGCACTGAGTTTGTCTCTATTTTTTCTACTTTTTCTTCAGGTTTATATGCGTACTTTGTTACAAAATTTTTGAGCTTTTCTGCTTCTACTAGAGCGTTGCTATCAAACCAAGTGTCTAGGTCTATAGTTTCCCTAACTACGTTGCCATCAGATAGCGTTTGAGTAACCTCCATTGCATCTCCAACACCAACGGGTCTGAACGTAAATCCATACCTACCATATAAATCATTAAAGTATCCAACAGCTTTATCTTCTTCTGTTTGAATTGATGCTAAGTCTGTTTTGTTTAACGCTTCATTGAAATCAGGGTCCTGAATAATCTCTTCTCTTCCTTCTACTGCAGTGTTTATTGCAGCTTGACGTTCAGCTTTTTCTTGTGCCTGAAGTTTATTTAGTTCAGGTTGTTCTAGCTCAACCATAAAAGATGTAAATGCTTGGTCAGCTGCTATTTGATTTTTTCTGTCTTTATCTTCAATGTCTGATGGTATTTGAAACCTAAAATCTGAAACACCTCCCACCCCTGTAGTTGGCTGTGGCGGAGCTTCAGGTGGCAGATAGCCTGTCTCCCTCATATCACGAGGTTCAAACCCATATAGCTCTGTGAATTGTTTTTTAGCTGCGTCTATTTTAACCTGACGTTCATCTTGAAGTGCAGAAGGACTTATATCATACTCAATGATATCCTGTGATAAAGCCGAAGAAGTATCGCTTTCCTGAGGCTCCTGTGTAGGAGATACCGTACCTTCCATCGGTTCCCCATCGAGTTGCGAATCTTTTTTTTTTATGGTTACATCGTTCAAGAACCCTTCAATAGGGTACCCAACTTTAAATGTTTCATCAATACTTCCTATATAATTGTACATTTCTGCAGCATATTTTTTATCCTGCATATCATTAGTAAATCCTTCTAAAGAATATGAGTCTTTAAAGCTAGGGTCTACCGAACCTATATAGTTAAACAGTTGCTGTAAGTATTCTTCTTCCATTTATTATGTATTAATCGTTTGCATTGTTACCACGAGGAGCAGGAGCAGGAGCAGGTGTAGATTGAGTTTCACTTTTACCTTGCTGAGCTGCTCTTCTGTTTGTTTGAAAATTATTAATGTATGCTTCTTTATCTTCTTCAGTTAAAATAATTTGTTTTTTTAAACCTTCTTTGATGACTGCATTCTCAAGTAATTCCACTTGGTCTGCAAATTTTGTAGGATTTTTTAAGTCTAACTCATACGTTTTGCCATCAAGTGTAACTATTACACCTTGTCCGACACGGAATTTTCTTGTTGATATATCATCGTCTGTTATTCCTTCTATCTTTAATAATTCTTTTTTAAGCATTGTCTCTAAGGCATCTGTCTGCTTGTAAGTTGCTGATTTTGTTGCCAAGTTAGTTAGTGAAGTGTTATCAAAATTTACCTCATTTTGTTTCACATACGCATCATTAAATGTAGGGCGTGGTGGTTTTATAATACCCCTAGATGGTGTGAATGTTTCGGTGTTAAGTTTTTGACCTAGCATGTCCTGATACTTAGAACGTTTTAATATGTTATCAACGCTCTGTATTTTTTGACCCTCAGACAAGACAAAGTTTACTCCTTGCTTTATGAATCTTGATAGGTCAGTTCCGTACGGTAATGGTTCATCATTTTTACCTGATGCCTCTGTGTATTTAATTATAATACCATCAGCTGTTGGCTCAATAGCTTCTATATCTTTGTTAAGTGCACGTAAATTATTTGCTGCTTCAAATTTTTGGTCTTTATTTCCATAAAATAATTGTCCAAAATTATTTAGTGCAGATTCTTGATTTTTGTTTCGGTCACCAAGAGCAATCTCAGTTGCAGTAGCAGCTCGTGATTGAGGTGTAAATCCTGCTCCCTTAGTCTGTCTCTTAACATCAATGTTAGCACGTATAGCTAATCTTAACTGCTCTTGTACAATTTTCTCTTGGTCTTTCTTAAACACCGGGACTCCTGCAGGAACCTCTGTTCTATCTAAATAGATGAGCGAACCTGTTTTGTCTGCATCAAATTCTTTTTTATCAAATGTAAATGTATACTTATTACCTTCAGGTGTCTGAAGTACTTTATCTGTCAATACAGACGCAACATCGTTTGGATTACGCATCATTGCAGAAACCTGAGTGGTTTCCCAATCCTTGTAGGTAGCTGCAAACTTTTCTCCTTCTAAACCAAAGTCGTGCTGCTTGGCGTCAATCATTGTTAGTATAGTGTTAAGCTGTCTACTTCCTCCTATTTGTACAGCACTCTGCTCTAGAACTCCTAGTTGATTAGCAGCTGCTGCTGCAGTACCATTCATATCAAACCTATCGTACTTCTGCTTAAGTCTCTGCCTTAACTCGTTTACTGTAGCAAAATCAGTTGGGTTCTTACTCATCTCCATCACCCCGGTTTTAGGGTTCTTAACCATCTTGCCTATACTTACAACGCCATTAGTAGGGTTTGTGTATGACTTTACTTGTCTAAGGTTAGCAAGACCTTCTACCGTTTCAGCTTCCCACATCTCACGGTAAGCGGACTCATCACCTTCCCAACGTTTCATTTTCTCTGCGTATTCTGTCTGATATTCTTCAGCTAAACCAAATAGATTCTTTGTTCCATCAATAATGTTTTGTCTACCTATAGTGTAGTCTCTTACTTTTAGTTGACCGCTTTTTAAAAGACGGTCCTGCATTAATCTAAACTCCTGAGCACTTTGTGCGTGGTCTAGTGCGAACGTATTGCCGGCATCATAATCACCTGTAGGAGCGTTTGCTAGCTCCTCTCCAAATTCTCTTGATGCTTTATCAATGGCAGCTTTTTTCTCCTCACGGATTCTAACTTCCTCCTTGAGCATATCGGACATGTCCTTGCCGACCTGTGCCCAATTTATTTGCGTATCTGCTGAACGTTCTGCGTACCTAAAGTAACTCATTATTGAAATGGTGTTATTAATTTTCTCTCAAACCTAGGGTCACTTGCTAACTCACTAGTTGGTGTAGGAGTAAATCCTAAAAGGTCTAATAATTCTTGAGATACTTCTCCCTGCAACCCTGTTGCATCAAACGGACTCATTCCTACTCCGGGCATAGTAATGTTACCCGCATCCATTATACGACTTGTGTCAACAAACGTCCTCATATCCCTTAGCTCTTTTAATTGGTCAATTGTAAACCTATCTTCATCTGTTATAAAATCTTGAAACTGTAGTGCTGACATATCAGCTACCCCTGAGGTATCTACACCACCAAACATTCCTTGTGATGCTAACTGCTCTTGTAACTGAGGGTTTCTTTTAAGAGCTTGTTTGGCTAATCTAGCTGCTTTTGATTTCTGAAACAAAGGAACAAAAGATGCGGCTGCTCCTAGCGTTGCAGTAACTCCTTGAGAAAATTCTTTCATTCCTTTTTGCTCCCTTTCTGCTGCCTCTCTTTTTGCTAGTTGAGCACCCTCAATCTCCTCCATTCTAACAATTGATTTCAAGTCATTTAATCTTGATTCTTCTGCTGCAATTAATTTATCTAGTTGAATTTGTCTTTGCTCTCCAATTGCAGCCTCCCTTTCTAATCCTTGTTGAGTTATACCAAGTGTTCTAGCCGCTGCAGCTCCTGCTCCTCTTGTTTCTCCTTGTCTAGCTATATCCATAGTGTCTGCTGCAGTTGTAAGCAGTGCTCGTCTTTTTAACTCAAGGTCTTTTTTAGGAATCGGAAGAGCCTCGTAAACATTTACATCTAGACCCCTCATTAGCTGAGCTGATTTTATCGCTACTTCTTGATTAGCTCTATCTATGTCTCGTCTTGCCTCAGCTGCCTGAGCAAAAGACATTCCTGTTGTCGCTAAAGTATTAACTACTTGAGCACCCGCTGCAAATGCTGCAAATCCTACTGCCATATTTTTTTATAATTTTGGTTGATATTCAGAATGTATCTATCTACAAAGATACTAAAATTAAGGAAATGATTTCATTACCTCTGATTCAACTGCAAATAATTCTGAAGCATTTTGAGCTTTCCCTATTGGAAGCTCTAAATAAAACTCACAGTAGTGACCTAAAACTCCGTGTGATTCTGCTATTGGGTTCTTAATATATAGCATGTAAGCATCTGCAATTGGTATAGGATTAGTTGCACCAACTACTGCTGTTGAATCTATGACAATTTGGTTTGTGCTATTTGGTTTGTCTACATTTATAGCAGTAATAACTCCTGCGAATACAGGTGTGTCATAGTTTGGAGGTAAAGCATAATATAGATAATCACCAACACTTACTATACTTCCTATGTTTATTGATAAAGCAAAGTCTATAACATAAGCAGTTGGAGGACCACCAACCGCTGTACTTCTTGATATACCATTAAGTGAACGTAGTTCAAACTCAGCCTCTGTTACCTGTGCTCCTGTGTCTCCATTGTTTCTTACAAACCCAAACCAAGCATCTTCTTTTTTTTCAAACCAAGCATCATCAATAAATCCTGTGGTTTGTATGTCAGTTGTAAGGGTAGCTTCCCAAGAGTCATCAGACTCAAGATTAATGGTCTTGAATAGTTTAGTAGCTAGTGGCTCTTGATTAAATACACTTGTTATGGTTGCCTTATAATCGACACCATAAAAGTTACAGTGCGTATCATTGGTGTTGTGTCTATAAAGATTACCACCCTTGAATGTATAAAAAAATTGATTCATTCCTATCATATAGTCAGGATAGAATGAATAAAAAGAAGGGAAACCCTTCGATGATTCACTGTATGTTAATGTATAGTTAGTTGGCATATGTTAACAATTTGCTCTAGTTATTACTACTCCGTTTGCATCTACTTCAATATATTCTAATGCGTTTATCTTATAAAATCCTTGTGCTAATACGTTTTCTCCGTATGCATCTGAGAACACCCAATCATTTACTGCCGGGTTCCCTGCTGTACCTGATACAGGTGCATTGTAATATGTTTCACCTATAGCAAATCCACAAGCTGTAGGAAAGTCAGGTCCTACAACAGATGAGGAATATCCTGTAAGTAATACAGGACAATCTACTTCTACAGTAAATGATGTGGTTGTACATACACCTGCTATCTCAATATTTAATTCTTTTATTGAAGCGGATAGCTTTGGTATTACCATCACTAAAGTCCCCGGAACTGAAGCAGAAAAAGATAACTCACCTGCAAGTGGAGAAACATCTTCAGTTAACCCTGTATCAACAAAACTTGTTCCATTGTACCTGTACCTTATCAGGTCACTATATGTAGTCCCCGCAACAGGAACACAAGTAGCTCCACCATCACCCACATAAGTATATCCATTTAACACTGTACCTCCGTGATACCCATCAACAGGTGAACTAAGTTTATTGTAACTTACTCCGTTGTATGTAGCTTTTATACCATCGGGTTCACTAGCAGGTGTAAACTTAACAAGAACAGCTCCAACATCTGTTGGTGCATCTCCCAAATCTATATTAACTAAGAAAACACCTTCTGTTGAGCTGTAGGTTATAGGACCTAATCCACAATCAACCAAACACGTAGGACACGTCTGAACAGCTCCTAATACACATCCGCTTAACTCCCTTACTATACCGCTTCCATCTGAATAAAATCCGTCAGCAGCACAGGTTGTTAGTGCAGCGTCAGTATAGATAGCTGTTGAGTTCTCTAGTGTTGTTCCGTTTAAGTAATATGTAGATAAAGGCATAATTTAATTTTTTTAACAACTGCAACACGCATCTTCTAATGTTGCTCCAAAACATAAGTCATCACTTGTTGATAATCTATAATCCCAAACAAGATACAAATAAGTTTCTCCTGTGTTTGGCATTACAAATGTAGCAAAGTATCTGTCAGGTTCGTCCGTATCGTCTATCGGAACAGCAGGGGTAGCTGCTCCAAGTAGTGTTTTTATATCTGCAACGTTATTATAATATCTTGTATTGCTTCGTAAATACTTAAAGTTGTTTACGTTTTTATCAAATACAAAGTCATCATAATTTATCTTATTACATATAATACTTACAGTAGCTCCGTCAGCAGGTATTACTCCTGCTCCTTGAGGTCCTGTTATTTGGTCATAATCAGATATTACAAACTCACTTGCACTGTCATTATCAAAAGGAACTAGTCGTGAGTGTAATGGTGACACGAACGTTCCATCAGTCCAACTATATTCACTATGTATATACTCATCGTTATTTGCATCACTTGTAACAGATACAGGTATAACAGTAATTTCTTGAGGCACAGGGCAACCAACTACAAACTTATCTATAGGTGTAGTCATATCATCACCGCTAGCATTTGCAATTGTTATGGTAACTTTTTGAGCAGATACAGAGTCTTTGTTAAGAGTTATAGCTGTTAAATCCGTAACGGGAGGGTCTGCACTAAGATAAGCATTTGTAACCTCATTATATGTGTAGGTTATTTCAAACTGAGCAGGGCTAACAACCAAATCAGTTCTTATTTCATAACCTATAGTCAAAGGACCAACTAAACCTCCAACGTCAACACAGAAGGTATATGGATTAAGTTCATCTATGACTATCCCACTCAATACAGTTCCACAGTCAATGCACTCTTCGTCAACAGGTTTAAGAACATTGTTTGAGCTAATCACATACTCATTCATATATGGGTCAAACCCACCTAACTTTTGTGTATTAAATGAATCAACAAATAAATCTCTAAACCAACTACGCATACCTTGCTCTGATATCACAATTAGTTGTTCGTTTTTAGCTGAGCTTCCTTTAAGTTTTATAACGGACCCACGTTTAGCATCGGTAAAATATTTATCTGCACCCCACCTTACAAAACTTTCAGGGTTATTAGATATACCATAATCCTCAACACGTGCAATCTGAATCCCTAATACCTCAGGTATAGATGTTAATGCACCCGATGCACTAGCATCAGATAATAAATTTTTACCTTGAAGTACATATGATATTTTATCTTCTTGAAGTGTAAGTATATCTGTCTCTCTACCTGATAATAGTTGGATAGGTCCAAAAGTTCTTTCTAGTGGTTTATAGTTTGCTAAACCTAAATTAAACTCGTTGAGTTTATTTATATTAGTTTCTTCATTATAAACACCACTATATGTTAGGTCAGCAAAACGGTGTGCTTCTTTATATTCTTGTTCACTTGTAGTAAGAGCTCTATTTCCTAGGTTAAATGTTTTCCCAACAAAAGAGTCTCTTATTTTATAGCTCTCTGCTCCATTACCAAATGCAAAACAGTTTATAAAATCTGTATAAACTATAGCGGGAAGAGCGTCAGTTTGGTCTTGAGTATTAGCTTTATGTCTACCCGGATACTCGTCTAATGTAACAGGGTCTATATATGTATAGGTTTCGTACGTATCAGCAGACTCATACCACACATCGGGTAGAGCATCTTGTGGCTCTGATTCAAATATAACCACACCATCTGCTCTGTATACATCAAACGTTGCTATAGCAACAGATTTTTTGCCACCCCTTATTCCATCTGCTAACGTACCATTCATATTTAAGTAAGCAGGTATAGTAGTCCCATTACCCTCTGTATACCAAAATATATTTTCATCTTCTGATGGTTGTATAGGTTGTACACCGGCAGCTACTTTAGTTGTATAAAAAACATTTGCATTATTCTCTCCCTCAAAAACTGCCTTGTTTAGTACTCCTTGAAAGTTTTCTCCTATAAGAAAATCAAACATATTGTCATAGTCTCGTGATGCCTGCATAGTCTCAGACAAGAACATTGTTCTTCTTGTAGTACTACCTTTTCCGTTTCTATAAAAGTTTAAATTTACAACTACTCTTGAACCAAATGGGACAGTATACTCAACAAAGTTACCTACGCTGTCAACAACAGACATCGGATAATTTACACCGGGATATTGACCGGGAGGATTTGCACTTGGATAATCTAAATATGTACCATAGGTTGTATTATTATCGTACTCACCTCTTTGTAAACCATATAGTACACTTGGATTTTCTTGTTCGGTAACACTTATTTCATTTGTACCTACTTTCATGTAAGCTCCAACAGCACTACCTGATTCAATCTCATTTGCTTCGTATGTTCTTTTTTCCAAAACAGTAACGTATGCACAAGTTGTTGTAGGTCCTGATGAGTCTTTCTTAACTATCAGCCTGTCCCCTACTTCAACTTTTGATGAGTTCTCACCTTCTAATAAAAAGTAAGCATAGTTTGCGTCTGCTGTTCTATAATATATAATACTATAAATTGTATTGTAATTTTCTTTGTCAGGCTTTATTGCAAACTTATAATGTGTAGCCCATTCAGGTGCTATTTGTCTAGTTGGTATCGTTACCTGTATAGCATTTCTGTCAGCAGAATTACTACAAGGAACGTGCAATGAATTGTTATTACTAACAAGTGCTGTACTCGAACGACCAAAGTCATCCATATAAACTATTGCGGTTTCATATCCTCTATTACTATGAAGGCTTCCTATGTTTGATGTAGTTCTTAGTGTAACACCTATAAATGTTATATCATAAAACTCGTATATATCCTCTGTTGTGTCAGTACCATCATTTAAATCATTAACAAACCTCATATAAGGCAGTTTAAATATGATTGTATCTTTTAGTAATCCCGATGAAGCTGCAAGAATTTGTATTGGCTCGTTAGTTGTAAAAGCTGTTGTTCCAACAAGAGCGTTACCACTTGTTGCACTTCCCCATTTTTTTACTGAACCACTTGCTGTTGGAGACTGTAGGGTGGCAGGTATCTTACAGTTAAATTCATCTGTAAATGTATTACCATCACAAGACGTAGGTCCTGTTGGAGCATAAACAAACTTTATATTTCTAGGACTTATGCTTCCTACTTTGTTTACAAATTCATCACTTGTTGCTAACTGATATACGCTATTATAATCCTGACTTAATGTAATTGAAAAATCAATGTTTATTGTACCTGTTTCTGTAGTAGGTACAGGTCTGCCCGGTATTGTTGATGGTGAAAATCCTCCGTGTTGAAAGGTTATATCAAATGTTAATGTATTTCCTTCTTTTAAGTCATTTACAAGAGAACTTAAATTTACAAGCCCACTTCCGTCTGTTGTTTTAACAATAGGTCTAGATGGTATATTATATGTAGTAGCAAATTCAGTTCCTTCTACTTCCTCTTCTGCCACAGGTGTGCTTAATAAATCAACCGTATACTCTAATTGTGTTGGTCTACCTTGATAGTCAATCAAATCATAACCTTCTATATAATTACCATAAACTAATCTATTGCCCATTACAGTTTGAGCTAAAGCAAATCTTGGCACGTTATCATACATCCTTAATATTTCAGATTCAGGTAGTATGGTAAATATATTACTGTTAGTAAACGTATATGTTTGCGTTGAATTATCTGCAAAACCACTATCTTGTTTATTAAAGTTATCTATAATTTTTATTACACTGTTTTGACCTTCTTTAAATAAAAGGTCAATACTTTTTACTAATGGTCCACCGGTATTGTATGAAACCAATGCAGAATTAAAAGCATTGGTCATTCCTTCATTTAAGTTACTGTTTGGTGAGAAATTAAAGTTATCAGGAATAAAAGCAGGTTCTGAAAAAGGAGACGTTACTGAGTATTCTCCATCTGCATATCTATATCTATATGCAAAAGAAATAAATCTATCCTCTAAATAATTATCTTGTGCATTAGGAACTTCTTTTAATTCAATGCTTGGAGCAAACAAAGGTGGTCTTTTTATAACCAATAACCTTTCAGCTAACAAATCTGAGTTGCCATTGTAATCTACACCTGATGCATTTGGCTCAGGGTATGCACTCGTTATATTAATAAATCTTGGTGGATTTACATTATCTGTAAAGAATAATAAGTTTTCTACCAAGTCTACACCTGTTATTAAATACTCAGGGTCAAAGTTTAATGTTGTATTTGTAGATGTAGCTTCACCCACACTAATAACGTGATAATTAATTATAGCATCCTTAGCATTATATGATACTATCAAGTCTATCTTTCCATTTGGTGCACCCGCTGAAATAGGAAACGCACTGTCATGAACAAACCAATACACGGTCTCATTAGCTCCATCTTCAAAAGCTCCAATACATCTAGCAGATGAACTGAGGTCTTGACCATCATAAGACAACGTAGTAAGCTGTGTGTTACCTTTTGCTGTCTCTACTGAACCAACCTCACTTTCTTCGGTAGAACCTAACCTTACGTTTAATGCATCTACATATTCACCATTAGGAACGAGTCTCTCATCAAGACTCTTATTCATTCTACCTAAAACAAAATTTCTTTGTGTATTTGCCATATTACTTTAGCCACTTATCTTTACCCCTCATGTTCATTAACAGTCTACCGGGATGTATGTTGCTTATTCTAATCTTTGCGTTTCTTAACAATGCACCTTTACGTTTTCGAGCTCTTGCTACTATATATTCCTGAACTCCTAACTTAGAGCTTAGTATTGCATATTCTATATGAGCGTAAACATAATCCTCAAATAACTTATTTACTGTTACGTTTGTGTCATTACCATTCTCCATACCGTCAGATACATACTCAAGTATACAAGTTTCGTTAGCCATATCAGAGCTAAAGTTAATTACTCCTGATTTTTTGTCTATACTGAAGGTTGGATTAGCGTTAGCTGTTTCTGTGTTTAACCCATATCTAGCACCGATAGCATAATCAAAATACCATTCTCCATCACAGCAGTATCCTTCGTGTCCGTCAAACACACTGTTAGAGTTTAAGTATATAGACCTCTTGCTCCCTTTTATTCTATCGTAATCTATATTTGAGTACTGAGGACTAAGTGCATTACCATTAACGTCAAATAATATGTTAGCATTATTATCCTGCAGGTATGCACTACTCCAATTAGTTTGAATGTTTTCTGTTAAAGGATATAATACACCATCCTTGTAAACAGATATTCTAACCCAATTAACGTAGTCAGAAGGCATTATAAACTTTAGGTTGTTACCAACAGTAAGCTCAAGTATTTTTATCTCCTTAAACGCATCGTAATTAAGTTCTTGTATTGCTCGCTTTGCGTGAAATAAGACCTTAAATCTTTCTTCATTATTTACAAGGTTGTGGTTTCCCGAATACATTAACATAAAATTATTTACGATATCGTATAGTGATACATATTGGTATGAACCCCAATTCGCATCTTCGGGAGAGTTACCTCCATTCTCGTAATATTGATACTGTGATATATAAGCCATATTTTATTATCTCTCTTGTTGTTCTTCAAAATTTTCTAACCCCTGTCCAAACTGAACTGCTTGAAGCTCTCTTATAGACATACCCGCATACTGTAATATCTTTAAAACCAATGTGGGTTCATCAGATATAGTCAACTCAAAATCTTGGAAATCAGATTGCGATTGGTCAAAAGATGGTTCCCCACCAACTAAACTTACATAAGTCCACTTGGGGTCTTTAGGGTATCTAATATACTGACACTGCACACCTCCCACTTTATTTATAGTAGATGGGAATAAAGACAGTGTAGGTTCTGCTTGTGTGTATGCAGGAAACATAGTAGAAGGAGCTGTAAGTAATGAATTGTTTAACATAGTTATTTTACTATGAGAAACTTTTTCCGCTTCATTTACTATATCTGCATCATAAACTACATACCCTTGACCTATTACTGTAAATATATCAGCATTCAAGGTTAGTATAGTTGCTGTAACATTAGTTACAATTGCTGTCTTGTTTGTTGTTGTATTACCAACAATATCACCCTCTTGTACTCCTGCTGTAACAAAATCTGCTGTAGTATCTTCTAATGAGCTAACTGTTAAAGCGTCATTAGTTCCACTAGCCAATAGTGTTGTATACACAAGTACTTTGTTTAGTAAATAGTAATCATCATTTGTGGTTATCTGACTAGGTGTAAAAAACTTATTGTTATTGTCGTGTGACAAAAACTTAGTTTCAGAAAAAATATTTATAACCTCACCATATCCCTTGGTAATATCTGCATACCCCGTCCCGGATTGTCTAGCGTTCTCTTTGTTTATCTGATAATTATACTGATAAAAATAATCTTCAAATATATCTAGCTGTGCTTGCTTAGCAAACAAATTAAAATCAGCAGGAGAAATGTAACCATAATTATTTTTATTCAGTATAGATAATACTGTATTTCTAACCGAATTTATCATCTGTAAATACTTTCTTACAAAGATAATCAAAAAAAAAGAGTCCGATGAAAAATCGGACTCTTCTATATCGACCGGGGTAACCCCAATCCAAAATGTTTAGGTGCTTATACTAGTTATAGTAAAAGGAAGTTCATCTATTTCATAGATAGGGTCAATCCATTCTGACTGCAATGCCTCTAACATAGCATCTTGAAGAAACTTAGCAGGTGCATCTAAATCAGCTTCAGCATAAATACTATAATTTTGTGCTATTTTATCAATAACTATAAAATTTGCTACTGTAAGCTGTGTTTCTGAATCTACAGAAACGACTTTTGATGTATTTCCCGCCACAACATAATCTCCCGGTTTAACTCCTGATGTAATAAAAGTTGCTGAGCTATCAATAAGAATCTTACCTGTAGTAAAGGTAGTATTAGTTCCTGTAGTAATTGTTGGAGGAGTTGATATGTCAAATGTTACGTTTGTAGCTTTATTACAAAAACCTATTCGTAATTGGTTCGGACTAATCATTCTGATTAATAGTATATTACTAACAGGTATAACAAAATTTGGCTGCCCTGCTGTGGGGCGTGGTATGCTTATATATTTTTCCATTTTTATATTTTTTAAAAGTTATGTATTAGTAAATGTTATTACAACTCCCTCAGGCACTTCAAAATCTAATACTGCATTTCTCCATTTACTAGATATTGCTTTTTCTATATTATCTGCCATTGATTCTTCAAGTGCATAACTAGGGGTATATATATTGTAAAATTCATCTGTTGATGAAAATAAGTCATCACTTAATGTAAGCTCTGTCTCTGAATCTACAGACACAACATCCGCACCTCCACTTTGCCAATAATTCCCCACTCTGTCTCCTACACTAATTCCATCTGTAATAAAAGTTGCCGAGCTGTCAACAAGTTTATTGGTAGTAACACTAGTACTTTTTCCGCTAGCTTTTGATGGTGAATCAGAAAATAATCTAACATACAAATTTTGATAACCTACTGATGCAGTAGTAGTAGTATACACATCCATATTTGTGGAAAACATAGATATTGTATCAGCAGAAATTAAAACAGACCCCTGAGCATCTGAGTTTAATCTTAAAAATTTTTTTGTAAATACACTCATTTTATAATAATTTATTAGTTAAAAAAATCGTCTTCGTGACGATAACTATGCTACAAAGATAATCAAAAAAAAATACCCATATTTTGCAATATGGGTATCTTAAAATAAATATATAACCTATTAGAGTTGTTTCTCTAAAAACTGTAGTACGTCAACCCCATCATCTGTTTTAAACCAATCAGATAAATATTCGATTGGGTCAATACCAAATGGTATGGTTGTCATTCTTTTTTTGTTGCCTTCAAGGTTAAAGTAAACATCTCTCTTTTTATTTCTAAAAGACAATAACCTTTCATCAAAAAATCTTTGTATAGTTGATTGAAGTTTTAATGATGGGTCAGAAAGTGCTCTTAAAAACATTTGTGGGTTTCTCTTAGCAAATACCAACACATCTCTCTTTAACTCTTCTGTAGTTATTAAAGTTACATCTTTACTGAACAAAACTCTTCCTATGTTTTCAAGCTCGTCAAGAGATAAAGACTTGGCTTCAATTAAAGCGTCAACCTCTACATTTAATTTTTCAATCTCTTGTGCAGCATCTTTACCGTAATCTACCTCTACAAATCTTTTACCATTC